GACGCAACAGCGGGCGGCGCAAACGCCAACAGCTACATAACGCTGACTGAGGCGAACACGTTCGTCGAGGCGATGATTGAGTCCACTGATGTAGGCAAGTGGACGACTGGTACTGACGATTCACGCAACCGCGCTCTGACAGCTGCGGCTGAACGTTTGGACCGCGAAAGATTTTTAGGCGCACGCGCCACCGATACGCAAGCAAGGCAATGGCCGCGTACTGGCGTGCGAAAGCCCGATACCTACGTCAATACGTACGCCACTGGCTTCCCTTTCCGCATTTCTGAGGATTATTTCACCGACACGGAGATCCCGGATCAGGTGAAGCGTGCTCAGATTGAGCTTGCCGTCTACCTCAAGAACAACACCGACGGCATCAGCCTTAGCGGCCTGAACGATTACAAGAACGTCAAGATCGGCAGTATCGATGTGACGCCCGACAAGGCTGGTGCTGTTGGTGCTGATCACGTCCCGCCGATGTTTGAAAGGTACTTGACGGGTCTTAGAATTAGTGGACCAGGCAACATCGCTATCAAACGGAGCTGACCATGTACGCAGATCTCTCAGGCGGCTTCGAGTTCATCTCTGACGGGAGTGCTCATACCGGCAGGTTCAGCAAGATCTACTTCAAAGAAGACAGCGTGATCAGTGCAATCACGGTGAAGAACGCAACCGGCAACAGCTTGGCCGGCGAGACTTTTGTGGCTGACACCTACATCTGCGGAATCATTACGAGTATCACGCTGACCAGCGGCGCTTGCCTTGCCTATAACCTCTGATGGGACTTGCCTCGTCGCTTGAAAAAGTTGCCAGCAACGTCATTGAGGCGTTAGGCGCTGATGTGACGATCCGGTATGTCACGGCCGGTGCTTACAACACGACGACGGGCGTTATTGCGGAAAGCGAAAACGATACGAACATCAAAGGCGTTGTTGAGAACATCAAACAGAGTGAGGTCAACGAGCTAATTCAAGCCAGTGACAAGCGCCTGATTGTCGCGGCCAAGGAACTAGCAACTGCGCCTGAGACGAAGGACCGTGTGGTGATCAGCAGTGTTGTGCATCAGATCATTCAGGTTGAGACGATTGACCAAGACAACACGGCGATCACTTACGAACTCGTCTTGAGGGCGTAAGGATGGCGCGTAGGCCCAAGACAATCAGCCGGACTGCAGAGATTGCGATTGACCAAATCCCTGATCTGTTTGAATCGCAGCTAGAGCGATTGGTGACCTCGCTGACTAACGAGCTGTTTGTCAGGCTCAGAACTTCGACGCCGCCTGGTTTGGGAACTCCAGTGGTCACAGGAACGTTGCTGGGCTCTTGGCAAAAGGAATCAGTGAATCGCTTCACTGGACGTGTCTACGTCAGTTCCAAGCTCAATCCCAATGGCTCAAACACTCAGGACTATGCGCCTGCTGTGATGTTTGGCGAGTCGCTGCCGCCTTCTTGGAAAGGCAAATACGCTCCGGGCAGAAACAGCCCACCCAAGACCACAGGCACTCCTAAGGTCACGCAGCGTTATCCGCAGTTAATTTTGCGAGAAGTCGTGTCTTTGGAGATGCCTAAAGTTATGAGGCGGATCACTGGAGGCATCTGATGGCAGCAGCGGATCTCAACACCATCAGGTCAACCATCGAAGCTCGCCTAGCAACTGAGCTGGCAGGCAGTCCGGTTATTCCTGTTGTGTTCCACAACATGCCTTATGAGCCGACGCCTAACTCTTCGTGGGTGCAGTGTCAGGTCAGCTTTGGTGACAACGATTATTTGACTCAAGGCGGTACTTCTGACTCTGACAACTTGATTGTCGGAATCATGGTGATGAACATCTTTACTCCTCGGGGTGTTGGTCCCGGGAGTAATTACGTCATTGGTAAGCGCGTTCGAGACCTTTACAATAGGGTCAACGTGTCGGGGGTTTACTTCGACGCCCCTTCCGGTCCAGAGGCACTGGCTTCACCAGCTCCCGAGGGCTATTTTCAAACCCAGGTCCGTGTGACCTTTGAATCTATCGAGGAACTCTGACCATGGCCTTTTTTCGAGGTGAGGAGGGCAGCGTCAAATTCGACGACGCAGGCTCTAGTAACTCTGCAATCACCAGCACCCGCTCGTGGTCGCTGACTCTCGACAAAGAGGTACTGGAAACCACCGTGATGGGTGACACCTATGGCGGCAGCGTCGGGGGAATCATCACGGGATCGGGCAGTGTCGAGGTGATTTACACGGCGTCTTCATCTGATGAGACGGCTGCTTTCATTGATCACATCAACACCCCGACCGATTCAGGCTCCGCCTCGTTTGAGTTATTTCTCGACACAAGCGGCGACAAAAAAATTAGCTTTGACGGTGTGGTGACATCGGCTGATCTTTCCGCCACGGTTGGTGAAATCGAGATCATCACGGTCAACTTCGTGACCAACGGCACCATCACCACCGCTATCTGATCATGGCTTTTTTCCGAGGACAACAGGGCACCGTTAAGTTCGACAAGGACGCAGCAGGTGCAGCACTTGGCGAGATCGCTGCTGTGCGGTCTTGGTCAATGTCAATCGACAAAGAGCAGCTGGAAGTTACCGATCACGGTGACACCTTCCGCGCTTATGTCGGTGGACTGGTCAGTGGCACTGGCTCCTGCGAGGTGCTTTATGACGCACCGAGCGCAGGCGACAAGCTCGACTTGTTCAACGAGGCGCTCACTGTCGAAGATCCAGCTAACGCTAACTTCGAGTTGTATCTAGATGAAACTGGCGACAAAAAGTTGTCGTTTGCTGCTCTAGTTACCAACGCAGAGTTTAGTGCTACGGTTGGTGAGATTGAAGTTGTATCTATCAGCTTCACCGCCAACGGTACTATCACCTCTGGTATTTGATGCCTGCGACACAAAGAACGGTTGACATGCTGGTTGGGGCATTTGACCTCAACCAGCGTCGCAAGTTTGAGCTTAAAAACTCTGCTGGCGAAAAACTGATCGATTTGTATTTCAAGCCGATCACGCGAGCTGACCGCAAGCGTGCTCAGAATCTTTCTAACAGTGAAGAGGCGTTAGACCTCTCAACGCACATGCTCTGCCAGATGGCTGAGCTTGAGGACGGCACAAAGGCATTTGTTGCGGCTGACGCACCCAAGCTTCAACGTGAGCTGCCTGAGACTGTTCTGAACGAAATTGAGCTGTTCCTGTTTGGCCTCGGTGAAGACACCGATCTTGAAGAAGCAAAAAACGACTGAAGCAGGACAAGTGGACTCTGTTTGAGTTCCATCTGGCCTGCGAGCTGGGGATGACTGTGAGCAGGCTTCGCACGGAGTTGACCGATGCGGAGCTTGTTCATTTTGCTGCGTTCTTTGAGATCAGGCGGGATGAGGAGAAGAAGGCAATGGATCGCGCCAAGATGAAGCAGCGGTAGTATTAGGAGACTGGAGGGTTTGCCGTGACCGTGCCATCGACAGTTGAGCTGATCGTCAAGATCACAAATGCTGTCAATCCTCTGCGGCAAGTCAAGAAAGAAGCGGACAAGACAAACGAATCTTTTAAGAAGACTGAGGACGTACTTAGGCGAGTAACAGCCGCTTCAAACCAAGTAAAACTTAGTATTCAAGAGCAGCAAAAAAGCCTGCCAAAACTTTCACAAGTTCAAGGCGTTTTAGCGGCTAAGGTAAGAAATAGCGAGCAAGCAATGCGTGCCCAAATAAAGGCACTGCGTGATCTGCAGGTTAGAGTCAACTTCAATGGTTCTCTTTACAAGAAGCTTGGGGCTGAAATTGAAAAATATGAGACAAGGCTCAGGTCGGCCAGCTCTACGGCTGATAAGGCCAAGTCTTCTAACAATGGGCTCGGAGCGTCTCTTAGAAAACTCGCTGTTGGTTTTGGTGTCGCTCGGGCTGGTCAGCGAGCACTGCAGGCTGGAATCCAAAGAGATGAATCTGAGCGTCGTTTAAGGCTCCTGACTCAAAGATTTGGCGAAACCGCTCAAGCTCAAGAAGCGGCACAACGCGCAGCCGAAAAATTCAATCTGAGCCAGACAGAGGCCAACGTTCAGCTTTCTCGCTTGATTGCTCGTTTGCGGCCAATGGGCCTGTCAATGCAGACGATTGAAACTGCTTTTGCTGGCTTCAATACTGCCACGATTCTTGCTGGTGCAACTGCGTCTGAATCAGCTGGCGCGTTCCTGCAGTTAAGTCAAGCTCTTGGCAGTGGTGTACTGAGAGGGCAGGAACTCAACTCGATCCTTGAGCAAGCTCCTCTGATTGCTCAGGCAATCGCGACTGAAATGGGCTCAACTGTTGGTGCCCTCAAAAAGTTTGGCGAAGATGGAAAAATTACAAGTGACATTGTTATCCGCGCACTTGGGCGGGTAGAGCGTGAAGGCGCTGGGCAGCTTGAAGAAGCATTGAAAGGGCCTGCTGCTGCTATCAAGGATTTCCAAAACGCTGCTGAAGACGTACAGGTGGCATTGACGCAAGACATTATTCCTGAGATGGCTAAATCTTTTAGAGAGCTTGCTGATCTTATTTTAAGTCTTGGCCCTTTGTTTAGAGGCGTAGGAGTAAATATAGGTGGTGGTTTGGGCGCTATTAACGATCTAATCGACATAAATAGAATGTCGAAACCTGAATCTGCAAGATCAATTCTTGGCAGAGGACGGATTGCGCCTGGTGAAAGAGGTTTGCCTGAATTGTTTGCTCCGCTTGGAGGTAAAGAATTTGTTTCAAGGCTACGAACTCAGGCAGCAAGCGCCGCCAAGGTGACCGGCAAAGATGTCACTGAGCTTTTTGTCGCCAGCCTGCAGCGAGCACTGAAAACTCTCGATGCAAAAACCTCAACCTTGCCTGCCAACTTTGACATGATGGTCATGAACGCAGGTGGGCCAAAGACAAAGCCTACCGGATTGTCTGATGAAGAGAAGAAACGGCTCGACAAGATCAAGCAGCAAAATATACTGGCTAAGACTAAATTCTTCCAAGCACAAGAAGAGCTTGCGGTCTTACTTGAGACAAATGAAGTAGAAAAAATAAGACTCGATTTTGCCGCTCAACGCGCAAACGTGCAAAGAGATTATGCTTCTTTAATCGCTAATGCAAAGTCTGATGAAGAAAGGCTAAATCTGTTGGGAGCCTTGAGAAACGATCTTCAGGTTTTGAGCCTTGAGCAAAATGTAGCGATTACAGATGTAATTGAGAAAAGAACTAAAACCTTCTCCGATCAGTTGGCTCAGCAAGATGAGTTTAGGCAGGCAATTGCTGAGCAAAATACCGCGTATGAAGAATTGAACACTACATTCCGAACCGGAATTGTTGATGGAATCTTGGCCGCAGTAGAAGGCACTAAATCGCTGTCTGATTCTTTGCTCGGCGTCATCAAGCAAATGGCAAGGCTGATTCTTCAGCAGCAGCTGCTAAATGCTCTCAGTGGATTCAACTTGTTTAGCTTTGCACCGTCAACTGCTGGCCCCGGCGGATACACCATCCCATCTGGTGCAATCCCTAAATTTGCAAATGGTGGTCGCCCGCCTGTCGGTCGCCCATCAATTGTTGGTGAGCGCGGCCCTGAGTTGTTTGTCCCTGATCGTGCTGGCACCATCGTCCCTAACGGTGGCTTCGGTGGCGCAAACGTCGTCGTGAACGTCGATGCAAGTGGCTCTAGCGTGCAGGGCGATGAAGGTTCGTCCCGTCAGCTTGGTGCTCTTATTGGCGCTGCTGTTCAGGGCGAGATAATTAAGCAACAGCGACCTGGAGGACTCTTGAGCCGATGACCGCTAGCTGGGATTCATCCGTCAACCTGCAGCCTGCATACGGCACGACAAAGGCCAGCCAGCCGATTACTCGCACGGCGCGGTTTGGCAGCGGTTACGAGCAAGTGGGCAGCCTCGGCATTAACCAGAACCCGAAGTCGTTCAGCCTGACGTACAACCTGTCTGAGGCTGAATCAGACACTGTTGAGACGTTCTTGGATGCCCGTGGTGGCACCGAGAAGTTCACCTTTACGCCGCCAGGTGAGAGCAGCAGCATCAAGGTTCGCTGCAGAGCCTGGAACAAGACGATGACCACGAAAGGTCGCGTTCAGCTGACCACAACCTTTGAGCAGGTGTTTGAAGCATGAGCACGCCGCAGTCAATCCAAGAACAGCTGCAGTCGCTAGAGCCGTCGGCCATCATCGAGCTGTTTCAGCTGGAGCTGACCCAGGCTGTCAACGGCGTGGATCAGGTTTACTACTACCACGCAGGAACAAACGAGCTGACCGCAAACGTGACGTTTGGCGGGCAAGAATACACAGCGACGGCAATACAGGTCGATGGCTTCCAAGCCGCGACCAAGGGTGTGCTGCCTAGGCCGACGATGCGGATCGCCAACACCGCTAATGCGATCTCCTCACTGCTGCTGCTTTACAACCCGCTACAGGCCAAGGTCACGCGGATCCAAACGTGCAAAAAGTTTTTGGACGCTGTGAACTTTACGGGTGGCACGAACGCCACAGCCGACCCCACCGCCAAGTTTGAGGATCAGATTTTCTACATTGACCGCGTTGCAAACGAGAATCCGCAGCTTGTTGAGTTCGAGTTAGCCAGCAAGCTTGACCTAGTGAACGTCGCGCTGCCACGTCGTCAGGTCTTGGAACATTGCCCCTGGGTGTATCGCGAGGAAACCACCTGCGGCTACAAGGGCACCAACTACTTCGACATCAACAACAACCCGACCACTGAAGCAAACGATGTGTGCGGCAAGCGTTACACCAGCTGCACGCTGCGCTTCCCTGAGGGAGATTTACCGTTTGGAGGCTTTCCAGGTGCCCGACTTCAGATGTGACGCTGAAGCGCACGCTGCACGGTCTTACCCACGCGAGGCGTGTGGCTTGGTCGTTAATGGGCAGTATTGGCCGTGCCGCAACATTGCAGACGAGCCTGAGCATCGTTTCGTTATTGAGCCGAGGGACTACGCCGTCGCAGCGATGATGGGCAAAGTCGAAGCTGTTGTCCATTCGCACCCGCACGGTGGCCCTGCAAGTGGTTGGGACCAGACTGTCTGTAGTCAAGGTTCTGTGCCTTGGCACATTTTTGAGCTACCGGAGGGCAAGTGGTTGACTATCAATCCTTAGTTGGCCGCCAGTGGGAATACGGCCAGGCCGATTGCTTCACGATTGTGCGGGACTGGTTCAAGCTGCAAGGCATTGAGCTGCCCGACTACGAACGGCCAGAAAGCACCGAGACATGCGAAAGCATCTTCCTTGATCAGGCAGAGGCCATAGGCTTTAAGGAGGTGACCTTGCAAACCCGCCAGCCTGGCGATGTGTTGATTATGCGGATAGCAACTCGCACTCCGATGCACGCTGCGATTTTATTGGCCGATGAGCGGATCCTGCATCAGCGGCGAAACTCCCTAAGTGCGGTGGTGCCTTTGAGCAGATACTATTTGGCAAGGGTTGCGGCGGTCTTCAGATATGCAGCAAGTCATAAGACTGCTGGGTGATTTAGGCGAGCGGTACGGCGCTGAACACGTCTATCAAAACCTTCGGACGCCTGCTGATGCCATCAAGCTGCTGTGCATCAACTATCCAGAGTTTCAGAACGAACTTTTAAGTGCCCATGAAAAAGGCATCGGGTATCGCGTGTTGCAGGCTGACGTTGATCTGACCCTAAATGATTTGCGCCTGCCGATCGGGCAAAACGACTTAATTTTGGCCCCTGTTGTCAGTGGTGCAGATGACAACCCTTTCGTGCAAGCAATCGTTGGTGTTGCATTAATTGGCGCTGCGTTTTTTACTGGTGGTGCAACTATTGGCCTGCTGGGTTTAGCAAAACCTATAGCCGTTAGCAGTGTTCTTGGAACTATCGGCGCAACGATGGTTTTGGGTAGTGTCACGCAGATGCTGTCACCGCAGCCTGAATTTGCAGAGGGTGGTTTCAGCACTAGGGGCGAGTTTCAAGCAACGCGGCCAGAGTCCGTTAATCGTGGCGCTGATGGTCAGCAGTCCTACGCCTACCTCGGAGCACAAAACACGGTCGGGGTTGGTGCGACGATTCCAGTTGCTTACGGCAAGGTGCTGATTGGTTCGCACGTCATCTCGGCAGATGTTGACGTTGCTGATGAGTCTGACCCGATCAAGAAAGCAACCAGAACGCCGAGCAACGATACGGTCACGGTCAACGGCAACAAGCTAGAGCTAGGAACACGCCGTGACGGCATGGCTCGTTGGAACTTTGTTCACTTTCAGCTCAATAGATCATCAACAGCAGACGTGTTTACAGCACCCAAGAAAGACGACAAGCTGACTGCTGCAAACAATTTTCGCCTTGAGTTCACTGAAGGACCAACAAAAAGCCCTGACACTTACTTTGTAGTCCTTGAGGTTGTAAATTTGTTCCGCGAAGTAAGTGGTCCGGGCACAACAAAAACCGATGGGTTTATTTCATACATGATTGAGTCACGCAGGCAAGGCACTGACAACATCCACGCAAGAGAATCTTTTACGATTCAAGGACTATCAACAAGCTCTTATAGGTACTATCACAAGTTTGATCCCAACAAAGGTTCAAACATTGATTTTTACAATCTAGATGTAACTATCTTGGATGCCTCTGTAAGCAGCAGCACCACTATGCGGATTCGGCACGGTTTCAACCCTAGCTTTGGTTAAACATGGCACTTAATTCAACCTCTAGCGTTCGACTTATTGACCTTCTATGCGAAGGCCCGATTGAGGGCTTTGATGCCATCAATGAGCAAATTTTTCTAGACGAAACTCCACTGTTTACTGGCAATGACCCAAACTTTCCGACTGAAGATGTAGACGTTGACTATCGCCTCGGCGGACGCAGGCAAACACGGTTACTGCAAGCAGGCAACGCAACAACGACAATCACAGGCGTTGCCGTACAGGTCGGGGAAAACTATTCGGAAACAGTCAACGATAGCGATGAGGTAACAGCACGGGACTACGGCTCCGGCACTGTCATCAGGCAGATCACCGATTCAGAAGTTGATTCGGTGCAGCTGTTGTTCACGATCCCACGCTTGCTTTCAACTGCTGTTGAAGGTTTGGCGAAAGGTCAGCCGTTCAACGGCAGCCTGCAGATTCGCGTGTCAGTACAAGCCCAGGGCGCTGCCTACAACGTTGTATTTGACAGAACGGTCACAGGTATTGCGCTCACGGACTACCAAATCAAAACGCCTGTAATTGAACTGCCGCGTGATGCCAAAGGCGAGGGATACCCGTGGAACATCAAGGTTGAAAAGGTAAACCTGGGCGAAAACCACTTTGAGGTCAAGTTTGCGGACTTCGAGGAGGTGCCCAAAACCTCGCCGCTAGCAAACGGTCGAGCCAATCAACTGATTTGGTCGTCAATTATTGAGCGACAAGAGATTCGCAGCGCCTACCCGTACACGGCTTGCGTTGGCCTAGAGCTGAACACACGGCAGTTCAGCAACCTGCCGACTCGTGCCTACCTAGTGAAAGGGCGACTGGTGCAGATCCCGCACAACGCTGCGGTGCGCGATGACGGCAGTCTTGACCTGACGCAGGATGTTGTGTTCAACGGCAGCACCCGCACGTCATGGACGACCTGCCCTGTCTGCATCTTTGCCGACATGGTGCTGAACGACCGCTACGGCTGCGGCAACTTCGTAAAGCTGTCCAACCTCAGCTACACGGACCTCTACCCGTTGATTCAGTACGCGAACCAGCTGGTCACGAATCAAGACGGCACGACAGAACCACGCTTCGCTTGCAACGTTGTCATCGGTGATCGTGCAGCGGCTTACAACGTGCTGCAGGATCTCGCCTCGGTGTTCCGTGGGATGTCCTACTGGAGCAGCAACACCGTTCAGCTAGCTGCTGACCACGGCAACCTCGACGGCTCTGCTGTTGATCCGGTTCACCTTTACACGAACAGCAACGTCATTGAGGGCGTCTTCAATTACACGGGTTCGTCGCTGAAAACCCGAAGCACCAGCATCCGCGTTCGATACAACGACCCCGACAACTTCTACAAGACGAACTTCGTTGTCGTCGAAGACGCGGCGCTAATCACCAAGTACGGCTATCAGGTCCGCGAGGTCGTCGCCTTTGGCTGCACGTCACGCAATCAGGCGTACCGTTTGGGCCGTTGGATGATGGCCTCAGAGGAGCTAGACGGCGAAACCGTCACGTTCTCGACTGGCCTTCAAGGCGCAATCGTTCTACCTGGTCAGGTGTTTGCTGTTGCCGATGAGATGCGACAGGGCGCACGCATCGCTGGTCGTTGCAGCGCAGCAACAACAACGACGGTTACTGCAGACATCACGGTGACGTTGCCCGGCGGCGCTGGTCACACGCTTACTGCAACGCTGCCCGACGGCACGATCGAAACCAAAACGATCCTTACTGTTGTTGGCTCTGTGATTACGGTGTCGTCTGCGTTTAGCGCAGCACCGCTTGCACAGTCGATTTGGTCGATTCAGTCGTCAACGGTTGCGCATCAGAAGTTCCGCTGCATCTCAGTTGCTGATGGCGGTGATGGCACGTTTGCGATCGTCGGCGTCCAGCACAACGACAGCATCTACGCAACAGCCGACAACGCCGATGCCTTGGAGTACCAATCTGTCACGACGTTCGACAACATCCCGACAGCTCCTAGCGGTCTGACCTTTGAAACGAAAGAGGTTCGCCGAAACAACAACGTCGTCAACGACGTGTTTATGGGCTTTAAGCGTGACGATGACGGCAACATCAGCGGCTACGAGATTCGCTTCAAGGTTGGCGATGGCAACTTCGAGACCGTCAGGCAGACAACTAATGAGCTGAAGGTTGAAGGCGTCAAGCCCGGTTCGACTGTCACGTTCCAGGTTCGATCAATCGGCCGCGACGGCACGTTCAAGCACTCAAAGTGGGTTTCCGGTTCGTTTGTTGTCCCGAACGAGGACGTGACAACCAAGACGGCAGCAGCACTTGTCGAGCTGCCACCTGATCCGCAGAACGTGCAACTGGAGCCGCATCGTTCTAATCAAGTGATGGTTACTTGGTCTGTGCCGAAAGAGGGCCTGGGCGCAACCAGCGACAGGTTAAACGCTGAGATCCGCCACAGCTCAAAGACTGACGGCTCTGCCACTTGGCCGAACAGTTCCTTGCTCACCGTTGTCAAGGCCAACACGTTCTACGCGATCCTGCCGGAACTATCGGGTGAATACCTTGTCCGGTTTATCGACGATCAGAACAAGAAAAGCTCTGCCGTTCGCTCTGTCGTTCACACGCTGACGGATTCAGTGCCGCGCTTGCTGATCCTTGAGGATCGCGAAGACAGCGACAACCCTGAGTTTCAAGGGCATAAAAACGACACGTTTTACTCAGAGGAGTACGACGCACTGGTTATTGATGGCGACCAAACCATCGACGACATTCTCGACGTCAACGCTTTGAGCAGCTTTGACTTCCTCGGCACGCGGAAGAGCAGCGGCGAGTATTTCTTCGCCAACACACTTGATCTAGGCGCAGAGTTCGATGTTGAGTTCAGCCGCCACTTAGTGATGCGTGGCGCCTATCCGGCTGATGACATCGACGAGCGCACGGCGCTAATCAACACTTGGACCGACTTTGATGGCCTAGAGGCTGACGACGTAAATGCTGAGGTCTATTTGCGAGCTTGTGCAACTGGTGAGCAAACAGAGATTGAGCTAACGGAGGACGGCGACAAGCTGCTGCTTGAAGACGCTAACGATCAGCAGCTAGAGAGCAACTTGGTGTTTAGTGATTGGGTGCCGCTGCGAAACGGCCACTTCCAAGGCCGCTTGTTCCAATTCAAGTGCGAGCTGATTGCCGATCACATCGACCAAACGCCGCTACTGGATGAGCTGGGTTTCACGGCCAAGATGCCCCTGAGGACAGAGACCAGCTCTGTGATCGCGTCTGGCACGGCATCTGGCGGTAAGGCGGTGACTTTCACCAACGCCTTTTTTCAGGATGGGGCTTTCTACAACACGCCGCCGAGCATTGGCATCACGGCTTTCAACCTTGCGTCAGGCGATTACTATGAAGTGACTTCGATCACTAGGACTGGGTTTACGGTGAAGTTCAAGAACAGCAGCAATGCCGTGATTGATCGGAACTTCCAGTATCAAGCGGTCGGCTACGGCTCTGAGCGTTCCTAACAATGCCAACTCACGACTATGTGATCGCAAACGCTAGCGGCAGCGCGGTCAGGTCAGACATCAACAACGCTCTTGCTGCGATCGTCAGCAATAACAGCAACGGAACTTCCCCAGCCACCACTTACGCGTACCAATGGTGGGCCGATACAACGACCGGCCAGCTGAAGCTGAGAAATTCTGACAACGATGGCTGGATCACCATCTTCGAGCTTGACGGCACGATGCTGATGGAGGACGGCACAGTGTCGGCCCCTGGTCTCGCATTTGCCTCTGACCTCAATACTGGTTTCTTCAGAAGCGCAGCAGACAAAATCAACTTTGCCACTGGCGGTGCAGAGCGCCTTGAGATTGGCAGTTCTGAGGTTGTATTTAACGACCCCAGCAATGATGTTGACTTCCGCGTGGAGTCAAACGGCAACACTCACATGCTGTTTGTCGATGCAGGGAATGATGCGATCGGTATTGGAACTTCGGGTCCTGCAGATTATTCAAGCTCTGCTGACGATTTAGTTATTGCAGGATCAGGTCAGCGAGGCATCACGATTGCTTCAACGGATTCAAATCAGTCAAATATATTTTTTGCTGATGCCACGAGTGGCTCAGGAGAGTTTGCAGGTTATCTTGCTTATATACATAGTTCAGATGCATTGGCCTTTGGCGCTAATGGCGCGGAAGCAGCACGCATCGATTCAAGTGGCAGGCTCCTTATAGGTACGTCTAGTGCGCGTACTCATTTTTACAATACCCTTACTTATGGCAGTCAACTGCTAATTGAACAGGCGGGATCAGCGGAAGCAGATTATGCACAAGCAGCCTTTGTACGAAATTCAAATAACGCTAATGGCAGTGAACTTATTATTGGCAAAACTCGGGGCACTACTGTTAATTCTCTGACGCTTATTCAAGCAGCCGACACATTAGGCAGGCTTAGATTTCAAGGAGCCGATGGCACAAACATGGTCGATGGCGCTGAAATTGCTGCTTTTGTAGACAGCACCCCTGGCGCAAACGACATGCCAAGTTGCCTTACGTTTTCAACTACAGCGGACGGCGCAAGCACCACGACGGAGAGAGTCAGAATCGATAGCGCGGGCAACTTGGGCGTGGGCCTAACATCTTTACCGGCTGCTGGATTTAACAAAGCTATACGAATTAAGTCGGCTACTGGGGCTGCTGGCGTTTTGGCTGAAGCCGCGGACGCATCTTCATGGCTTGGTCTCTACGGAGGCACCAGCACTAGCGACAGTGCCGCTCTTCTTTATCCGAATACAGGAAGTTTAAGAATTGGAACGACCAGTGTTGTTGGCACTACAAGTTTTAGTGAAAAACTTCGCGTCGATAGTTCAGGGCATATGATGATTGGTACGACGACTAAAGGAAATGGTGCTGCTGATGATTTAACTGTTGCAAGTTCCGGCAACACTGGAATAACTATCAGGAGCAGTAGCTCAACTAGTGCAGCAATATATTTTGCAGACGGAACAAGCGGAACCGAAGGTTATCAAGGAATTGTTCAATACTATCACGGTACAGACCAGCTTCAATTTTACACAAATTATGCTGGAAGCTCCAACGCCAGGATGATCATCGATAGCTCCGGGCGGTTGTTGGTGGGGACGTCGACTGAAGGCGAAACCACTGCGGATAATTTAACAGTTGCGGACAGCGCAAACTGTGGAATTACAATCCGCAGTGGCACTTCAAACCAAGGCGCATTATTTTTCTCAGATGCAACATCTGGAACGGGTGAATATGACGGTTTTATTACTTATGACCAAGGCACTAGATCAATGCGTCTTGGCACAGCTGCAGGCGAGCGGATCCGAATTCTCTCAAGTGGCGGCATAACTTTCAACGGCGACACGTCTACTGACAACGCTCTCGACGATTATGAAGAGGGCACTTGGACGCCCGTTTACAGTTCAGGTATTACTAGCCCTGGTTATAATATCCAATCAGCCAATTATACAAAAATTGGCGATTTAGTTACGTTTACTCTTAATTTACGAGCAAGTAGTGGTACTAACGCTGGTTCCCATTTGATATTGGGTGGATTGCCATTTACATCATCAAGTTCTAAGGAGGCTGGCGGAGCATTCTTTAACTACAGAGACGATTTGACCACAAACGTTGCACCTTTTTTACATATTCAAAAGAACACAAGTGGTATCCAATTTTATACAAATACAGGTTCGGCTTGGAATGGCACAGACGGAAATGGAATAATTAATAGAAACTTAAGCATTCAGGGCTACTACTACGTTTAAGCAACAGCCCGCAATGGCTCAAAACTATGCCTAAACCTGTTTCGTCTGGAGGACGTTCCTAATGGCTATCACCAAGCGCACTGAACTCAAAGAAGAGATCCTGCCTAATCAGGTCATTCAAATCCGCACCACCACGGTGGTCGAAGAGGATGGTGTTGAGCTGGCACGCAATCATCACCGCCACGTTGTTGTCCCTGGCGATGACGTAACTGGTGAAGCGCAGGAAGTTCAAGACATTGCAGCAGCACTTTGGACAACTGAAGTGATTGCCGCTTACGCTGCTTCTGTTGCTAACTCTGGCCCCGCCTGATAACAACCAATGGCTAACACCTACGTCTGGAAAATCGCTGACCTTCAACGAGATCTCAGCGACGGATTTGCTCACACGGCCCACTACACCGTAACCGCAATCAGCGATCAGGTTGATGCTGACAAGAACCCTTACAACTCAGGGGCATACGGCAGCATCGGTCTTGATCGTCCTAAGACTTTGGCTGACTTCGAGGATCTGACTGAAGCTGACATTGTGGCAGCAGTGCAGGCCAAGCTCGGTGGCGCTGAAAAGGTCACTGAGATTCAGGATGCGCTTGCTGCACGCATCGTTGAACAGATCACGCCGACTCAGGCGTCTGGCAAACCTTCTGGCTGGTAATTCCCGTGGCCGACAGAAAAATATCGGCGCTGTCCGAACTGACTGCTCCTGCGTCTGGGGATCTGTTCCCGGTCGTCGACATTTCAGAGGCTGACAACGCCGACAAGAACAAAAAGATCACCTACGGAACAATGTTCCGCGCCTTGCCTGATGGCACGGTTGGTGCTCCATCGATCGGCTTTGCAAGCGACAACGCCACGTCTGGCATCTACCGGACGGCGGCGAACGAGATTGCGATCAGCAACAACTCAACGTTCAACGCCAAGTTCACAACCTCAGGTTTCCAGGTCGGTTCTGGCACTGCTGCGGCACAGCTGCACATCTTTGGCAGCGACACGACCGATCAGGTCATCATCGAGAACAGCGATGCTGGCCTTGATACTGCGCCGGACTTGGTGCTGTACCGCAACAGCGCATCACCTGCCGCTAGCGACAACCTCGGCAACCTTGAGTTCCGTGGTGAAAACTCTGGCGGCACAACGCACGCCTACGCCCAAATCAGCGCACAGATTCAGACCGTTACCGACGGCGCTGAGGATGGCGTTCTTGATCTGATGACGGCCTCAGGCGGCACGACTGCAAGCCGCTTGCGTTTGTATGGCTCGTTCATCGGCATCGGCGAAACCACGCCGACCAAGCCGCTGCACCTAACGACAAGCTCAACCGGCACGCAGATTCAGTCGGAATGTACGGCCAACGATGCAGGCTCAGGCGGTGACATCGTTCTGTTTCATCGTCGTGGCGCATCGAGCGCCGGTCAGGATGCCGATGTTCTGAGCACCGTGTTCTTCCGGGGCAAGAACGACAACAGCACGCCGGAGGAGCTGAACTACTGCGCGATCGAGGGCAGCATTGTTGACGCCACCGATGAGTCAGAAGACGGCGCACTGAAGTTCAAGGTGGAGAAGGCTGGCACGCTTTCAACGCAGCTTGAGGTCAGCGGAGCCAACATCGGTTTCTTTGGCGCCACGGCTGCGGCTCAGTCCGCACACGTTGCAGACATCACGACGACGGCAACCAGCGGCACGCTGCCAACAGCTAACGGCACGGTCACGATTGCCGATGCGGCGTCACCGACCAACGCTGAATTGCTTGAGTATTGCGTCGAGCTTGAGGCAAAGGTCGAAGCTCTCCTAGCCTTCGCGAGTGCGCATGGCCTGATGGCCTCTAGCTGATGCAACGACCTGACCCGATGATCGCCTCGAAGCCTGGTGCCGAGGATGTGCAAGCAATGGCGTCTCGGACGCTGTGGCTTGAGGAGTTGTTCTTCCTTGATGGCCGCGACATGATCAGCCATCCGCAGCATGGTCTGTTTACTGGTTTGGCCCTCAAATATCAAAGCCTGCAGTCAACTGACGGGTACTAATGGCCAAGTCACTTAACGGCCAAACATTTGTTGTCGGTAAACCGAAACGGACCACGCAAGGAAATGGTCAACACTCACGCCCAAAAAAGGGACGAAAGAAGTACCGTGGCCAGGGAAAACGCTAATTCTTCTGATGATCAAGCGTCTTGTTTTTGGTGTAGCCGTTGGCGCACTTGCCTTGGCTCCCCTCTCTGCCCGCGCAGATGAGGGCTTCTACGTGAACCCGGAAATCAACATCGGCGTCGGCACTGAGACCGGCGTGGGTGGTGCTGTCACCGACATTCACGTTGGTTACGAGTTCTCGAACGGTGCTTATGCACAGATCGGCCCTAGCCTCGTGACGCCTGACACTGGCGATTCTGAGATTGAATTCTCAGGCAAAGCTGGTATTAGCGGTGGCCCCCTATACGGTGAGCTTTCATTCGCCACTGGCGACACCGAAACCACCGGCAACGTCAAGATTGGCGCTCGTTTCTGATCGCTGCTAGAACCTAACTGTCTCCTCACACAGACAGCAGGGAGCCCCCGTACTTGTGCAGAGCGCGGGGGCTTTTTGTTGGCTAAACAGCTATGCAAAAGGTCTACAACTTGCTGGGTGTTCTCGGCTTTGTCATGTCTGGCACGATGGCCGTCATGGGCGTGATGGCTTACACGCGTGTCCCGTCAATGGTCAAAAATTACGCCAGCGAACTGAAGCTTGAGCTGACAAAAACAATCCTTGATCAGGTGCCCGTCCCTGAAATTCCTGAGATGCCTAAAGCGACGGGGCCTGCGATTCCCTTCAAGTAATCATCTTTGTATTAGCGGTCGGGTCATCATCATGAGCTTCCGGCCCGAAGCCTTCAGCCTTGATTTTTGCCATATCAAGTTCTGGCGCGGGTGCCTCTTGTTTCTGCTCAAACGACGCTAGCCATTCACGCAA